GTCTGCGAAATCGCCCGCATGTGCTTCAACGGCGAGTGACAGTGTGTTTTCGCTCGCGCCGTTGAAAAGCTCAACCTGCTGCGCGAGTACTTCGGTGTAAGACAACCGCGCGTATTCCTGAAAAACTACGAGGTCTGAAAGTGCCATGATGAATACTCCCTGTTGGTGCTACGAGTTACTTCGCTTGTAGTGCAGGCAATGATGCAACAAGGTCAGCAGGTGACATTGTTGCGAGTGATTTCGTTTGGTCGCCAGCACCGCCAGCAGGGGCATTACGTGTAGTAGTCGTTTGCCGTCCAGCACCGCCAGAAGACTGACTGACGATGACGAGCGAGGATAGCGCCTTGTTGCCGCGAATATCCGCATCCAACGTGGCAAGTGTCATCGCTGCATCTTCCTTACCATCCTTCAAAAACACAACTTTGGGCTCTTCGCCGTCAAGCTTGGCAGTGATACGTGGTGTGATGTGCGGCATGAGCGCTTCCGCATTCTTCGCGCCGCCGATGGCGAATGCAAGTTCTTTTGCAGTGCCTTTCACAAGCATGTCCGTGAGTTGCTTTTCCCGCGTCTCAAGCGTCTTCTTTGTGGGCTCAAATGCAGCCTCAGCTTCGGCCTTCGTGGTGGCTTTGACAGTCTCAATGTTAGGAACCGCCGCAAGCGTGGCCTTTGTGGTGGCTAACTCCGCAGTTACTACGCTAAGAGAAGCTTGTAACTCCGTCGCCTTAGTAGCTTCGCGCTCTTTGGCTCGCTTCAACTCACCAACCGGCTCATCATGCTGCAACGTGAAATCTGTACCTGTCTTGACATACTCACTCTTGAGGACATCCGCGAGTGCATCGTATTCGGCCTGCTTGAGACTATTTTTCAGCATCGGAACTAATCCCCTAGAATGTATTTGACTTTGCCTTGAAACTCAGTAAGTGTCAAGGGTTTTACAGTTCGGATATTACGAAAATCTGTAGCTGTGATACTAGCATCTTTTAGTTCAGTTCCCAACATATCGCTAAGAATATAATCCGGCTGAGTTACAAGCCAATCTATAAACGTCTTAGGAATGTCATGTAATGTCGTGCCGTTAGCTACAGGCACGATCTTTGCGCGGCAATTCCAGAGGGCGGGCGGAAACGGACCTTCACCGAAGATATATACAACACCATTGCGTGCAACACATATAGCTGTAGTTACAGCGTCCATTACGGAAACCCACTGATAACGCTCGTAATAGATACTTGAAACCGCGCCTTGTACTTCGCTTGATATGTGCTGTAACCCTGTAGCTAATAGCGTGGTATATCTATCGCCTAGCGTCTTGAATAACCCGCCGCTGTAACTATCGTCAGTGCCAAGTATGGCGTCTTGTAGTTGTGGTTTAGTCCATGCGTTCGCATAGCCTCTACGGATGATCGAAGTTATGGCTACATTAGTGTTATTACCGAACGTACCTATCATCGCCAGTAATAAACCACCGTTCGCAGGTATAGGTTGATTAGTTATCGTTGCCCACAAGCGTTGATTGCTCTCTTTCGTCCCTGCAATAATCCCGATTCCATAGATGCCCGATGCATTTTGGTTATCACGATAATCTGCCGTGACCGCATAGACAGTTTGCGAGCGCTGTGATGCATCTGCACCTTCAAAGGTGACACGTTCATAATCCTGCTTATAAACATCGGGCAATCCGGCATATTCGTCCTCCGTTATTTGCGGCTGTAATACAAGGTTTGCCTCTGTTGTTGTTTTCGCTGTTACGTCCTGCAATATCTCTTTTTGAATATTCAGATCGTCAGCAAGAAACTTTTTCAGTAGCTTTATCAAATCGGCTGTATATCGTGAATAGAATTGCGCCTGTGCGCGGGTAAACTGATAAATAAATGTGTCTAGCTCAGCCTTTGTGAATTGATCGATCGTAGCGTAACGATTGCGTGCGAGATACCGCGCAAACTCGCCATATAGCGCGTTCAACATTTGCTTGTATTCGCCCGCAAAATAGCTCTTGACGCCCTCAAGATAAACCTGATGACGAAAGAGCAAATCAAACATGCGGCGATTGTCCGCATTGTTTAGATCGTTTAGATTCTTAGCCATTACGCCGCCTTGCCCTTACCAGCCGGTTTACTCTTCGGCGCTGGCGCTTTCGGGTTCTGTGCGGTTCCTGGGCGCGCCTTTGCCGTGCCTGGGAGTGCCAGCGGGTCAGCAAGCAACGCCTGAGCTGCGCGCTCTTCGTTGTCCTTCGCAACCTCAGCGCGGTACTCATCGTCAGACAGTGACGCTAGGCCATTCGATACCATCACTGCACGCATCTCTGTTGTCGTGATAGCGCCCTTCTGCCACTCAGCAACCAATTCCTGACGCTCAGCAGCGCTCATGCGCTGGAATTGAAATTCAGTGTTGAACTTGACAGCGATTTCCTTTTCAGCGGTTGCCTTATCAATGCCCATGAACATTGCAGCCGTAACAAGCGAGAAGTGATACGCCGCACCAACGTTGCTAGCTACGTTGGTGAGCACTGATGTTTCACTCGTCTCATCAATCAACTCGCCGGTTGCCGTGCTCGGATTGCCGCCGCCTTGCGCCTCTATGAGCTTCGCGCCCAGCGCTATCATCTGACCCTCTTTGTGCTTCATCGCTTCAAATGGAAGTGTGTTCGGCTCAACCTGAAGTAAGCCCATCTGACCACCAGCAGGCAGCGGTATAACTGCACGCGAGCCCATAGGTATTTTCTTACCTTCCCATACATCTTTCACCCATTGCTTTGTAAGTCCAGCCGCCCAGGGTGTTGGTTGCCCACACTGATAGCACGCATCTTCGTAATCCGCTGAATTGCGATAGTGACCAATGTTCACCTCAGCCATATCTTGCAGCGGCGGCTTGTCCGGCTTCGCGTCGTTGTTTCGCGCGCCGAAGAATGTAAACGGTATCTCTGTGAGCGGTGCGCCTGCTGGCCCCAGTGGCGAGTAAGAATCATGCAATCTAAATTGATTGCCTGTTCGCTTATCCCTGTTGTCAGTACTACGCCAAATCTCTACATCGTGAGTACCGCTGTCATTGATCTTGAGTACGCGATATTGCAGCACAGACCGTGTTTCGTAATCATCCACATCTTCATACTCGTCATCTAACAGCACAATGAGTGAGTAGTACTTACGCGCACCATCAGTTGATATGCGCCAGTTGATGATTTGCCAAGGTTCGTAAAGAATGATGTTTGGTTGTGCGGCCCCAGCTTCAACCTGATCCACATTCAAGCCGCCGCCTGTATCTGGAAAGTCTGTAAGTAATCCGCCACGACCATACGATAAGCAGTGCTCAACCGCACGCTTTGACTGCTGTATAAACGTGACGCCCGCGCCGTCCATGTTCTTTAGCAGCTCGTCAAGCACAGTTGGTACAGTCACAACCGGGTCACGTAGGAACACCTGTCCTGACATGCCATCTAGCGTCTGTGATGTCGCACCGAGCCACTGCGCGCGCTCAACGTAGCTCAGGTAGCGCGCGTTGTTATCTTGGCTACGGTCGTCAGGATTCGGCTGCGGCAAGTAGCGCCGCGCATCTCGCAGGCTGCGATTCATACCTAGATTCTCAAAACCATTCAACCCTGATAGCGCAGTTGTGGGTACAGACCTTCGCCCTTTGATAGCAGGCGCGCCCTCAATCACATCACGAATCGTGAAATATACTTCAAGGAACAACCGCAATTCAGGACGCATCCAAGCAACGTTAGCCATAACTACTCCTATCTATCGGGGGAAAACCATTTCAATACCAGCAACGAAATCTAGGTTGCCCTGCAACACTCTGTATCTAACCATGTCGTAAGGGTGATCCTCTGATTTCTCGTTCACGTCGTCTAACTTCGTTTTGTGCTTCTCAAGCACTGGAATGGTGCTGATGGATGCAACACAGTTCGCCATGAAGTACAGCCCTGGGCCTTCGTTATCGGTAGATGCCTGTAGCCGGTCGCGCATCAGTGACAGCCCGCGCACACGTGCGCCTGGGCTCTTATCGCTTAGTTCCCAGTCAATACCCTGGGCAGACATGATCTTTGCGGGTGAGTCGTTGTCTGTGTCAAATGTCGAATTTATTCGGTTATCGGCTGGCCCAGGCGACGGTAGGCGATGACACCAACCCTGCGTGAGCAACACAAGCTCACGCGCAGCTATTCCCTGCCCGATGGCCTTCGATCCTATCTTGAGTCCCTTGTTGCTGCCTATCTCGGTAGTACCGTACCATTCAGCAAATTGAATGAGTGAACCCGGTTGCGGGCACCACTTATAAAAGCCATTTGCGCCGTATGACTGTCCGTCTGATGTGGGATGCGGCACATCTACTTCATCGCCATCAGCCTCAGCCCACCAACCAACACTAAAAGGATGATTAGTACCGTCATCAAAGCTGCGATCAATGATGCGCCAGTGGCGCGGAATCTTGAATCTAGGAACAACATGAACCTTACGGTTCCAAACATCATCAAGGGCACCGCCAGCAGTGATGTCCCAACTACCACTAAACCACGATAGTTTTCTATTCTCATCTTTATCCGTCTTCAACCCAGCAATGTATTTTGGCGATAGGTAAATGTTCTCGCTCCAATGCCCGAAGATGGCACACTGTGTCAATTCAACAGTCACCTCTTCTTTAGTCTTCGGGTCAATGACTTCAACTGTGCGAGTTACAATCTGACCATTTGCCGCAGCGTTGATAAACCTGTTCTTTACCCAGTGATGCCCCGCACCAAAGCTGTTTGTTGTGGCGAAGTTCTCAAGTGGGATAGGTGGCAACAGAATATCGTTACCTTCCGCATCTTTGAAGAAGTTACCTTTACTGTCTTTAGGACTATCCTTCTCAGGTGTGAACGAGGTTCTATTGATTGACTGCATGATGTCGTAGCAGTCACTTGTTGGCCATTGCGTCAGCTCGTTCCATCCTATAAACGCCTTTTCTTGACCGTGATATTTCCAGTAATCATCCGGGTCATCAATGATGCGAAATTCGAGTGATTCGCCTGTTGCCCACACCCATTTCAGTGCGCTGTTGCTCGCAAGATACTTCGCTTCGTCATCGTTCCACACCTTGTGAAACGTACGCTGTGACTTACCGATAAGGTCAGTGAGTGACTTGTATTCACGATCAAAGATGATGCCTGACCAAAACGCGCCGTAACCCTTACCAACGTTGCGCGCGAATCGCATGAGCTGCGTGTCTGTCTTACCCGGCCCGCGTGTGCCGTGATAAAGAATCTGGTCTGCTGGGCACGATAGCGCTAATTCCTGCGATGTGCCCGGAATGGGTTGCCACACTACCTCAATTGTGGGCTCTGGATTAGCTAATAACACCTTGCAACTCCCTTGGCTGCTTAGGTGTGGTTAGATCGCGCTGTTGTATTACTGCCTTCTCTGACCACTCGTTTTTGCTAAGTGGGTGCGGCATCATCAATACCTTAGTTGTTACATTGACTGCAACGGATGCGCCAGTACCGGCTTTGTCGATGTGTCCCATAACATCTGCATATAATCGCATGATCTTTGCATATACTTCAGGGTCATCACACTTACGTGCGCGTTCTAGTATCTCGGCGGCGGTCTGATGCTTGTCAGCGAGAATACCCGCCGCAGCCGGGTCTTTTATTGCAGCCGCCTGTTGATCTAATACAACAGGGTCCAGCTTCCATGTGTTAGCAGCCTCTATAGCTAGGCTTGTATCTTCATCGCGCGGAAACAGCTTGAAAGCAATGTTGAATGCATTGCCTGGGTCAGCCATTAGCGCAATTGCAAACGCGCGTTTTTTAGCTACGATGTCATGTTCCATAAGTCAGACCTACTTTTTACTTATAACTCAAAGCGCAAAAAACCGCACTCGAAAGTGCGGCTTATGCTGAGTTAGTTTTGACTTACTGCTGCGGAACGCCGATGTAGTTACGTCCAGGCAGCGGCGGCGCAGTGAATTGTTCCGGCGCGGGCGCAGCGAAGCCCACAGGAATTGACGGTAATACGTTGGTCACCGTGTAACTGACGACCGGCTTTGTTGGTATGCGGCCTGTGTAAGTGAACGTCTTTCTTTTGTTGATCCAAAGCGCAACTATCAGCGCCAGCGTAAGCAGTACGAAAATAATGACTACAGCAATGAATGTGTGCATGCGTGCCCCTTTGTTAGTGATGACGTGCTATTAGAACTGCTACGACCGTGCCGCCCACTACTGCGCCGATGCTCGCCCACTTACCGGCTGTTTTGGCTCGTTGTACTTTCGTTCCACCCTTTAGCGCCTGATCGCGTTGCGCAATCTCTTTATCTTTCACGGCAATTACCGCTGTGAGATTGACAACCTGCTGCTGTGTGGATGCGAGTGATGCTCCGCATTTCTTGCACTCAATTTGAGCGTCAAACCACGGCTTAGCGTCAATAGCCGGAATTATCAAATCGCCCTCATGTAAAGCTGGTGACGCAGCCGCTTGAGCCTGCGTCACCTGTTGCACTGGGGCGGGCAACTGTATAACTGTTGGTAATGCTGCTGCTACTTGTGCGGGCGTTTTAGTTCGCTGTTGTAGCTGCGTGAGTTTGTCGAGCGCGTTTTCGAGTGTTGCAACGCGGGTTTCTTCGCTTGTCTTGATAGTTGCAAGCGCGTCCGCATTGGCTGCTTTCTGTGCAGATAGGAGAATGTTTGCGTCATGTGCTTTCAACCATGAGTAACCGAAGATGGATGCAACTACACATAAGATTACAGCTAGGGAAACAGTTACTTTATGACTCGTAGTCATCGGTTATTACCTCAACAGACTTTCTAGCGTCTCTAATCTCTGCGGACTTACTCATTGCACCAATGCGCCAGTTGAGCCCAGGTATGTGCAGCCGCCAATTGAATGCAAGCAACGCAACAATCTTAGTAACTCCACGCCAGAATCCGCGCACACGCGGGCTCGCGAACTTCTCATACTTAGGTAGCGCATTAGCAGCCATAGAGCACGCCGTAACAACGAGCATAAAGAACTTGCCGATGCTCATAAGCTTGGCGCTCAAAGCATCGAAGTCTGTTGCCCACAATGTGTGAAGTATCGGTTTCATGGGCGCAGGAAAATCTCTCTTTCGATTGCGCGCCGTCGTATCAAACCGAGTAGCACCTTACCGCCCGCATACTTCCACTTTGGAAACTCATCAGCAGCGCCGGTCACATCGCCGCGATTCAGTTTCTTCAATAGTGTTGATCCACGAAAGTTGCCACAACCAACGTTGAACGTGAAATCAACGAGCGCGTCAAACTGATGCTGTGTGAGATTGTCATACGTGACGTACTTATTCACGCACGGAATAGCAGCCTGACCGTGAAAGGTCGTTGTTGCGATCAGCAGCACAGCGACTACAAGCCATGACCTCATTTG